CAAAAAGAGGCTCTAATGAATAAAGATGCCGATGGGCTAAGTATTGCTCATATTTCTGAAATAATTATAAGATCAGAACTTCATGATAAGACTTATAGTGAAGTTATTAGAGAAATGAAAGAACATAAGAAAAAAATTGAAGCAGCTTTTCAAAAAGCCAAATCCAAGATGGGTCTTGGATAATAGTAATAAAAGGAGAAAAAATGAGTAAAGCATCAGGAAGATTGTCCACAGTAAACGGGAAAGCAACCCGATTAGGAAAGAAATTAACACCGGGATCTGTTGAATTTATTGTAAAAAATGCTGGGAAGATGTCAGGCAGAAGTATTGCAAATATTTTACATCGACCTTTAAAAACAGTTCAAACAGTTGCGGCCCGTATTGGAGTTAGTCTAAAGCTTAGATAACACATCAGGTGTCACATACCTTATTATAATTTTAAATTGTGAGGTTGGCGAGCTATCGCCTAAAAGACGGTTAAAATGGTAATGCACAAATATAAAGTAGACGCAGTGGTTACGATAATAAAAGAAACCACAGAGCAGCTAGGAAAATTAAAAGAAATATTTCCCACACTAGAAGAAATAGTTTTAGACATATCTGATGATGAAAAACAAATAATTCTTAAAGAATTAGAAACATTAGAAACAACTGTTAAATCTTTATTAAAATGATAAAATCAACTAAACACAACGGATGGAATTTTGGAGTAGTATATAATATAGGGCAAAAAGGTAAATACATATCCCTAATGTTCTACAAGTGGACATGGATTTTTTGTATAGGAGAATAAAATGTATATCTTGTTATTGTTTTTGGTGCATAAAGGAGTTCCTACCGTCACTAGTTTGGAATTTCATAATCAAGCAGCTTGTTTAAAAGCTCTAAGCGCCGCTCTGGATTTTGAAAACAAAAACACCACCATACGAGCAAGGTGTGTTAAAAATGAGTAGACTAGTTCTGGCAACCTGCGGAATTTTATTATGCATAAAAATGATGTCAAAACCCACTGACTCTCTAACTTTCGGACTATGCGGCCTTTTTATACCTGTATTTTTTATGTACGGATGGATGGCTTTGCAAAAAATGAATAAAGAGGATAAATGAATTGTCCATTTTGTTCAACGCCTTGCCAAAAATCATGGTGTCCTTATACTACTATTATTAAAAAATAATAAGTTTGTGATATTATAGTATAAAAGGAGTTAATAATGACCGTAAAAAAAGTAAAAAGTCCTGCAAAATTATATTGTTCCAACCCTTCTCTTCTCAGAAGAATTACATCAGAGACTATGGATGAGATATCCAATATTGTCGGCTCTAGCTATGGTCCAGGAGGCAAAACCACGCTTATTGAAAGCGAATATCCGGGTATTCCTAATAAAAATACTAAAGATGGTGTGACCATATTTAAATCACTGGGATCCCAAGATCCTTATAAGCATTTAATTATTGAACAAACTAGAGATGCAGCTCAAAGAACAGCCAGCGAAGCGGGCGACGGTACAACTGCTACTACTATAATTTCAGCTCATCTTGTTAAATCTTTGTTTAAATATTGTGAAGAAAATCCTAAAGAATCTCCTCAAAGAGCAACAAGAATTCTAGATAAAATAATAAAAAAAGAACTTATTCCTGCTGTTAGAAAAGCTTCTATTCAAATTAATACAGAAAATCAACATATTCTTGAAAAAGTAGCCAAAGTATCGGCTAACGGTGATGATGAAATGGCTGAAGCAGTCATGAAAGCCTTTAATATGGTAGGTTTTGGAGAATCTTCTCATGTCACAATTCAAGAACTATCGGGGCCAGGAGGCTACGAGGTAGATCTTATTGAAGGATATCCGATGGCTATCGGTTTTGAAGAATCAATAGGAAAATTTCATACAGCATTTATAAATGATAAAGCTAATCAAAGATGTAAACTTGATAAACCACTATTCATACTTTATGATGGTATAGTGAATGATTTAGTAGCGTTTCTTCCTTTGATCGACTCTTTGGGCAAAAAATATGTTCAAGAAGGAGATTCCGATTACTGTAACCTAGTACTAGTGGCTCACGGCTTTTCAGAAAGCGTATTAACCACGCTTGCTTTTAATTTTTCAAATCCAACCACTTTAAATGTTGTCCCAATGGCAACTCCTATGACTAATCAAAAAAATTCTCGATTGGAATTTTTATATGATTTAGCTGCGTTTACAGGAGCTAAAATTTTTGATATGAATAATCAAGTATCAAAAGCAGGAATCCAGGATTTAGGGGCTGGTATGGAATTGTTTGAATTCTATAGATTTAGAGGAACAGTGGTTGGCCAGCCGGATGAGATGGATATTTCTGACAGAGCTGAAGAATTAGATCAACAACTTAAAAATGCTGCAAGTATTTCTGAAAAGTTAGATTTAGAAGAAAGACTTGGCAAATTAACAAACGGTATTGCAAAACTTAAAATTTACGGCGCTTCAAATGGCGAACTTAAAGAAAGACATGATAGATGTGAAGATGCTGTTTGTGCTGTAAGAAGTGCGATCAAACACGGTGCTCTTCCAGGAGGGTGCAGAGTTCTTGTAAATTTAGCATTAAAATTAAATTCTGAATATGAAGAAAATCATAGAGATTATAATTTAGTCCAAACAGTGCTTATCGAAAGTCTTATGGAACCTTTGCGAAAACTTCTAGATAATGCAGGATATAATTCAGAAGAAATTCAAAAAATTATTACAGATTATTTTGTTGACACACAAAAAGTTTATGACATAGAAAATATGGAGTTCGGAGATCCGGAAGATTTAGGTATCTTTGATGCTTCTCAAGCAGTTATTCAAGCGTTAGAGAATAGCGTCTCAATCGCCAGTGTTATGGGTAATCTAGGAGGGATTGTTTGCTCTCCAAGAGATAATCAGTTAGAATTGCAAGCGTGGAAAGAAGAACAAGATTTTAAAAGAGCTGTAGATCATGCTGAAGAATTTACAAACGAAGCAAACGTAAGACCTTAAAAATGTCTGAAGAATTAGAAAAACTTAAAGCCGATCTTATTTTAAGGCCCCTCAATTCAGCTCAAGAATTGAGAGACTGGATGTATACTTACTTCGACATCAGGTTTCCCATGGGTACAGTCTACCCTACTTCTACTCATGGGCCCATAGAGGCAGCGTGGCGTATTTATGAATTAATAAAGACAGGCGAAAGTAAAGATGTTCCGGAAATTGTCTTATTGTCATCAAGAGATAGTTATAAAACTTTAATAGCTTCTGCAATTGAGGTTCTTTGTTTGGTTCATTTTAAGTTTAGTATTGCTCATGCTGCTGCAATTTTGTCTCAATCTGAAAAAGCAGTACAATATGCTAACTCATTTTTTAATAAAATTCAACCCTATCTAGAGAAGAATGGATGGAAAAAAATATCAGATAGTAAAACTAAAATTGAATGGAGAACAGACGAAGGGGATAGTATTTATCTTCGAGTTCTTGTAATGACACGAAAAGGAATGAACTCCGAACATCTACCCATGCTGTTTTTGGATGAAATTGACCTTATTCAAGACCCTGGAGCTTTAGAAGAAGCAAAAATGGTTCCAAGTATTTATAAACGCTACTTCCCTCTAACAGTGGGGTTATCTACTCGCAAATACGCCGGTGGTTTAATGGAGAAAAAAATTCGTGAAACCGAACGATCTGGCGGGGAAGTGTTACGTTGGAATATCATAGATATAACTGAAAGAATTACAAAGGAAGAAGCAAAAATAAATGAACCCAAGGTTATACGTTATATTTCCAGAGAACTCCCTTTAAAAAATATAGATCCTGAAGAATTTGAAACATTGAATGATAAAGAAAAAATTAAATATGAAAAATTTGAAGCGTATGTCGGCATAGCTAACCATCCCATGCTTTCAGTTATGAGAAATTATTTAGTAGACAGACCTCAAACAGATGTTGGAGATTTATACAAACCGGTAATTGCG